TGTAGGTATCATAGGAACTCCCGGTATAAACCGTGCCGTTCTTGCCGACATAGCCCGTCTGAACGGTCTCCTTGTCGAATACATTGGTGGACGGGGGAAGCGTGACTCTCTCGCACTTAGAGAACAGATCGCCCACGGTCTTGGAGTCTGCGGCAGCGCCGGAAACCCCAAGGGAAGCATCAATAATCACTGTCGGGTCTTCCGTGATGTTCGCATCCATCCACGCCTTGACTTCCGGGGCAATCCTCTCGGTGGAAGCAGGCTCACCCCTGTCACCCTTGTCACCCTTGTCACCCTTGGGTCCCTTGGGAATCTTGAAGTGGAGCGTGAAGTTGTTGTTCTGGTCATGCTCCGCAACTACATCCGCATTCTCCCCGGCCTCAAGGGTCATCGCATCCGCATCCAAATGCAGGAGCATTGTCTTCGCATCAGGGATCAGCTCACTCGGATTATTGATTCCTTCGTAAATATGTGTGGCGGCAAGAGCGCTTTTGCCTCGCTTGTTCAGCGTGTTGTTCTCTTCTTCCTCGAGCCACACTTGCATCACGCCAACGCCTTCAACGCCGCCAAGGTCTGACATTGTAATAGGCCAGCGGAGGATGTGTCCATCAAAGGTGGTCACCGCAATATACGCATCATTGATCGTCTCGTTCGGACGAATGTGTACAATGCTCGGAACTCCGTTCGGCATAGCCGCCATCCACTTGGACATATCAATCTCAATGGTACGGAACCCTGTTTCTCCGGTATACCCGATGTCTATAGCGTTGGGTAACCTCGTGATTTCATACATACCAATCACTCCTTATGCTATATAGTGGACAGTACATTCGTCCGAACTGCCAGCCGTGCCACGCTCGCCGCTTACCTGTAGTGTCGCTGAATGTGGAATGGAATAGTAAGCCATGGAGTCCTGCGTGGAGTTCGTTACCTTGTAGGTGTAAACAATATCCGTAATGTTGAGTCCGGCTGCTATGGCAGTAATGTTGACTTCCTTGGAAAAACCGTAGTTCCAGTTCAGGGACTGGTTCGCCGGGAAGTTACCGACCTTCCCAAGATCAACCTGAGTGTTATCGCTCAGTACAAGCTTCGCATAAAGCTCTGTCGCATCTGCCGCAGTGTTGCCACTCTTGCGGAGGCTTCCGCTGATCTTAACCCTTGTGGCTCCCTCTCCGTTGATGGAGGAAGACAGTGAACAGGTCTGTGTCCATGTATAGTTGGAACCGCCTGACCATCCCTGCTGTGTGCCGTTCGCAATACTCCTCGACTCATTGAAGGGCGTAATCATGGATGTGTTCGGCTCAAGCCAGATGATGCCATGCCCTGACGGCTGCGTATCGGAAACAACAATGTTCGGGATGTCAATGTCAGCAATAATATTACCGGATACAGTAAGGTTGTTAACGGTGAGTGTGTCAGTTGTAATGTCGGAAGACATAATACTTACGGCCTGCACAACGCCGGAGGAGTCTGCTCGGAAGATCGTCTGGGACGATCCCTCAAGGCTGATGACGGAGTTCCCGTGACCAAGGATACGGACATACCCGGCAGTGTTCATATCAATCATCGAAGGAGTAATCTCCACATAGGTATTACCGCTTGTCAGCTTGATATGTTTATTGCTGCCGATCTCTATACCGTTAAGGTCAAAGGACATTACGTTGTTGCCGCCATTGTTGAGGAAGTTGATTGCGCCCCCGGCTGCTACGGCGAAGCTGCTTCCGGAGTTAATGTTAAACGCACCGCCTGACCACAGGGTCATGGTAGTTCCGGAACCTATTTCAAGACTGCCGCCCGTGATGTCGAGAATGCCACCCGTATAGAGGTAAAGTCCGTTCTTGTCCAGCTTAATCAGGTTCGCAGCATCGGTACTGTTCTTGATTCTGATAGATCCTCCGGCAAAGATATTCAGGATTGATCCCGTATAAATATCAATGCCATCCTTGTCAAGCTCAACCTTTGAACTGCTGTCGCTTGCAAGGAGCTTGATTGATCCGCTGGACTTCACTTCAATGCCTGTAGTCTTGATGTCAATCAGGGAAACCTTCCCATAGCAGTTACTAACGGCAAGGGAGATTGCATCAGCAACCTGTGTCGATGTGGAGTAGTTAACCAGCAACCCATCCGTATATCCCTCGGCGGTGCTGACAATGCTTGCCGCATCCTGATAGACGCTTGTCTTTGCGATTGCGTGACCGTCTGTATAGGATTCCGCAGCGGAGATAATGCTCGCTACATCCTGATATGTGGAAGTCTTGGCAATCGCATAACCGTCTGTATACAACTCTGCGGCGGTGACAATGCTTTCCGCATCCTGATACTGGGAAGTCTTGGAAATCTTCCCGTCCAGTTGTTCTTGGATATCAATCTGGATGCCATCGATGGTGGTCTGTACGGAGATGTACTTTCCGTTCTCATCTTTCACGAGGCACAGGCCCTTAAGCTCGCTTCCAAGGTCGCTCACCTTCAGCCTGCCGAACCTCCGGTAGATATCATCGAACACTTCGTCAAGCTGTACAACCAAAGCCTTGCCTTGCTTGTCAAAGCTCTGCGGAACCCGTAAAGGTTGATGCTGCTGGATCGTTGAATATTTATCAGCCATCTGCATCACCTCAATCCGGATCAATCTCTACTACCATCTGGATGCCGCCGACAAGCCGCCATGTGGATTGCGCCGTATGTGTAGTTGTCTCTATGATGAGACGGAACTTCCTGCCTGTGCCGCCAAACCTGACTCTCTTCTGCTTTGCGGAGAACGGTGTCACGGGACAGGTTACGTTCTTTGACTTCGTTTTCTTCTCCGTCTGGATACTGAACCTGAAGGTTACAGGCGCACCCTTGACCTCTGGGTTGAAGTAGATTTCATACCCACCCTTGGCAACAGATTTCCGGGAGAAGTCAATCCACGGAGTGGCCCACTTCGTGTTCTTGTTTGAGCAATCCCCGATCTCCCATGAATCATATTGGATGGTCATGATCTTTCCCGGGAGCGTGGAGCTGGTGGCATACAGGTAATCTTCCGTGGGTGTCATGGTCTCGATGTATACATCCGTATACAGGAGGAAGGTGTCTTCCTCAAGGTTGTATACAATCAGAGTGTTGTTCACCGTTGAATTCCCGGTGGGGAAAGCGAGGTAGTATTTATTTTTGTAGATCGCCGCACAAGCCTGATCAAAGTAACTCTTGGCGGCTGTCTTCCATGTTTTCTCTATATAAGGCCGCTTGAAAGGTGAAACGGACAGGCCGTCATACACGCTCAATCCGTCATTCTCAAGCAGGAACATTCTCTCTGTCTCAATGGCAACAGTGTTCGGGTAGGCCGTGCCGCCGCCGAACTGTTCCTTAAAGGTATACTCGCCGGGGTCTGTGCCAAGGATTCGCCAGACTCGATGTTTCTTGAAAGCGATGAGCTGGCTGCCGAAGGACTTGAGTCCCGTAAAGGAATCGCCGTCCCAAGAGGGCTGGCGAATATCCCCGGCGATGTCCTCGGGCTGTTCCTCGTCCTGCCCGGGCGTTGACCAGTTCTGCTGCGCATCCGTCCAGTTCTCCGGATCGTAGGGTCTGGAGTAATACAGGGTGTCCGGTTCGTCCGGAACTCCGCATCCCCAGATCCTCTCCGCATACCGTTCGATGATCCCGAACTTCGGGCCGTCCCCTACCGATCCGGTAGTGGGGTCTGCACGGGTGTCAACAATGTCAACCTTCCAATCAGGGTTGCTCACTGTCGCCGTATACGGGGGCTTGATAATAATCATGCCGTCCTGTGCGTTGCTCATAAGCATGACATCGACAGGGGAGGGCGCTCCTGCTGGGTTGATCTCGTAGGTGGCATAGCTCCATACGTTGCTCTGCCATGCGTTCACACCAGAGGGGAACCCAAGCTGAACGAAGGAGTTGTTCCCGTCCTGCTTGTAATAAAGATTTCCACCGGAGGCTACAACCAGCCAGTCCTTTGAACCAGATCCGGTGTAATACCTCCGGTGGAACTTTGCGAGGGTTTCAATCCTCGAGCCGAATTCATAATCCAGAATCACGGGGTCTGCCATCGGCTGAAGCGTTCCCCTGACAGTTTCTACGTTCTCCGCTTCGAGGGCGTACCGCAAGTCACTTGCCATTTCTTCCGCTTGGCGAAGTCCAGCAAACGAAGAAAGAAATACATCCGCATCATAAGCGTGTAATGTAAAGTACGCCATCTATCTCACCTCGGAATGTTGATAAAGTTCCTATATTTTTTCATGTTCCCGTTCTCGTCCAATCCGTTCTTGCCGCCCATGTCAGCGAGCTTGGCAAGCATCTGTTCAAACGCAGAACGGTAAGCCATGCCTCGATTCTGTTTTTGGGGGTTCCCGTTGCGGTAAATCAACCATGTGGCCCAATCAGCGATGTAGCGATGTATCCACTCCGGTACGTTCGGAACATCGTCATCCTCTTCAAGCCTCGGATAATCCGTACTCGGGATGTGCTGGTTATCCCATATCACAACAACCCGGTCATATCCTTCGTTGATGTAATCGTTGATATGCGGAACGAAGTCCCCCAGATCATCAGAGTCGTTATTGGTCTGGAACATAATATGTTCCTGCATCTCCGAAAGGGTCATTTGGTGTCACCTCAAATCTTCGGGTACTTTTCGTGCAGCACCATAAACACGGAGATCGGTACTTCCACGGGTTCGCCACGCAGTACCTTGTAACACACCTCTCCACGCTCGTTTGCAATGGTAACGTGTTCGTACTGGTCAACGGTCACGCCGCCGTCATCACCGATCAGCTTCGGCAGGAATACGGTCACCCGGTTTTCCTTTACGGGTTCCGGTTTAACCGGAACAGCGGATGTCAGGGCCGCTTCAAATTCTGCGCCCAGTTTCTCGGCTGTTGCCTCGAATTCCTCATCGAACTCGTCCTCAAGTTCTACTTCCGGATCGAGGGTAGGTACTTTCTTAGGCATTGTAGTTCCTCCTTATTATTCGCTCTTGATTTTCAGATAGGTAAGTGTCACTGTTCCGTTTGTGTCTGCGGCAATGCTGTTCGCACCAAGCAGATCCATTACTTGCTGTCCTGTAAGCTGAACGGTCACAGGCTCTGCGAGTTTCACCGCAAGCTGAATGACCTGACTATCATCGAAGTTGCCGTAGACATAGGCTTTGCTGTTATAGATATAGAAGTGTTCCGGTGTCTTGCTTGCGCCGTTCCAGTAGATGGTGTTCGTTACATTGCACAGGACATCGGTTCCGTAGACGGAAGGACTCGTACACTGTTTCACGGCGCTCGGGAATGTCAGTGTGCCGCCGTAGAAACCCGTGGTCTCATCGGGGCTTCCGGTCTTGAAGGTTCCCCATGCGGCAGACATCAAGATCCACTCGACAGTGAGAACTCCGGTCAGCACGTTGAGCTTGCCGCCGTAGTAGGTGTCGCCAAGGGATGTAGTATAGTCGGTGGGTGTGGACTCTCCGTCACTCACGCTGACCTTGATGCTGGATTTACCGGAAATGTTCCGGACATTATCCGGGGCAGGATCACCGGAGCCAGTCTGCGCAGGAGTGAATGTAACCTCCAGTGCTTGCAACGGTTTCCTGATGTCGGTGGTAAAGGTGGCAGGATTACCCGTTGCCGTAGCTTCTTCGGTCTCCGGTTCGCTTCCGGTTGCGGCTTTAAGGAACATCAGTTGCTTAATATCCATCAGGTACCACTCCCACCAAGGGCGCAGATCTTGGCCCATGCAGCACTGGACTCGTTATACATATACACATCGCCCGTGTTCGTCTCCGTGGCGATACTGCCTGTGGAGATGTTCCGTGTGGGCTTGGTGTCCGTGGAGAGTCCTGCTGCTTCGATGAGGAACGAACCATCCTCAAGGGTGGTCTGTTTGATAATTTTCATATCAGGCATTTAGATCATCCTTTCTTAAAGAAGTGGGGCTGCCCGAAGGCAGCCCCGGGAAGGAGGTGTATGAGATCAGGCAGAAACGCCATGCTCAATACGGCAGATGAAGTCATCCTGAATAACCGCTGCGCAGAAGAACGGCACTTTCCAGCCGATGGAACCACGCTGGTTCAGGGGATCCTGATCACCGGAAGAACCCAGAGGCTTCACGATGATACGGATGTTGGGCTTGCCCTTGCCGCCCAGTTTCACCATGCCGAACGCATCCTGACCGTAGATCAGGGTCGCATGGACGGGAGTGGTTCCACCGGAACCGCCGCCAGTGGGCAGGATCTTAACGCTCTGGGCGTAAGTCCACTCATCGGTCACGGTCGTGCCGGGAGTCCACCGGAACTGAATGTACGCATAGGTGGAATCCCAAGTGATCCGTTCGATGCACATGGGGGTCTTGTAGTGGGTGGTGGACTTGTAGTAGTCCACATCCACGAGCATACCCGTGAGCTGACGGGCGAGGTCGCTCGTCATGGTGGTGCAGGAAACGGTCAGGGTACGGGTGGTGGCGTTGTAGCACGGAGACAGGTTAGCGCCATCCAGAGAGGAGGTCGTGCCGTACAGGTAGGTCTGGGCCTTGAATACCTTGGGGTTATCCACCTCGTAGAACTTGACCTTGTAGATCGTACCCAGAAGGTACTTTTCTTCACGGGTCTTGTTCTGGTACTTGTTGGCATCGTCCCAATGGGTATCATTGGTCAGATCATAGTAGGTCTCGTGGGAGATCTTGCCATGATAGTAGCCATCGGCAAAGGGCTGCGCACCTTTGATCTTCAGGTTGCGGACAACCTTCTTGATGATGGCGTAGGTCAGGATGTCAGTGGAAGCAATCGTACCACGGGAGGTGTTGGCTCCGGCGTACATAACGTTCAGGCCAGCGCAAATCGCATCACGGCCCACGGTATCGATGGACAGGCGAGCCTGACGGGTAAGCCGTTCAGCAATCGCCTTGGTCTTTTTATCGATGTGCCACAGGTCGAGTTCATCGGTGTAGGCCATCCAGCCGCCGTAGTTCTTCGTCATGACGGAGAAGGCGGTTTCAGTGAGCTGCTGACCGTCAGGGGTCACACCTTCATACAGGGGGATCGTCACGGCAGGCAGTTCGGTGTAGCGGAAGAACTGAACGATCTTGCCGTTGTTCTTCGGCTGCTCGATCATCTGGGCATCCTTCATGTAGCCCAGATTGGGTTCCACATTCTTCAGCGCATGGCGCTGCATATAACCTTCTACCGGAAGGGTCGGGGAAATTCCACTGGAATAGGAATAGTTCATGTTAACAGTAGGCATAGTAGTACGCTCCTTATCTCAAGGTATAGCGCACTCCTCTATCAAGCTGTTTTTCCATTCTCTCAAACTGTTCGTCACTCATGTTCATGAATGTGTTCGGGGAATAATTAGCTCCGTTAGAGGAGCGCACGGGGGACGGAGGGCGTTTCTTGGGTTTCCCCATGAGTTCGGCTACCTCATAGAAATCCAGCTCTCCGCTGACAACTCGTTGCTTAATATCCTCATTTTCAGAGAAATACTTGATGACATCAGGGCCTCCCTTGGCTTTGATCTTCTGAGCCTGACTATACAGTTCGTCAATCCTCGCCTCGGTCTTTGCCGACTCTACGATCTGTTCCTTTGAAACAAACCGCCCCTGATCGTCACGGTTAGGCTGCTGTGTCTGCGGTGCTTCCGCAGGAGCCTGACCATGACGGAGACGGACTAACTCACGGGCCGTTTCGATGTCGCTCACCTTACGAGAAGCGACCAGCTCACGAGCTTCGTCCTCCATCATCTTTTCACGGATGGGAGCCATCTGCTGTTCAAACATCGCCTGCATACGGGCCTCTGTTTCACGGATAGCCTTCTCAACCGCTTTCCCTACCCTCTGCTTAATCCAACCCGGCTCACTGGGCTGTTGTTCGGGTTCGGGTTCGGGTTCCTGCTCTTCGTACTCTTCTTCAGATTCCTCGTCAGGAATCTCGAGTTCTTCTTCGTCAGGAAACTCCTCGTCATAGGACTCGTCCTCTTCAACGATGCCATCAGGAAGCGTGTCGTCCGCTTCAACATCATTGAACTCTTCTTCGACCATGGTCTCGTCAAAATCCATTTTTGGACTCCTTTCGCACTCCTGCGAAAACGCAGGCAGTGTGCATTATTTATGCAAAAAACCGCTGAAAACAGCGGATTTGCTCAAGAATAATGTATGATTTAGACATTATTATGTCGGCAGTGTCATCCCTGTAGGCTGACCAAGAGTGTTACGTGCCTGCTCGACAATAGCGGAGGTTGTGTCATCACCGCCTCCTGCTGTGGCGTTCTTTGCTATTGCGCCGTTTCCGCTCCTGCGGCCAAGCGTATCCATCGTATCAGCCGTAATATCAAGGGACTTCTGGAGCGTGTCGTTCTCCTCCTGCATCTGCTGCATCTGCTGCGCCATCTGCGCCATCTGCTGCTGCATCTGTTCCATCTGTTGCTGATAAGTCTCGTTCGCACGGATGACGGGGAGGATCTTATCCTTTCCATCAACATTCAGGATCTGGAACAGAGCGGAAAGGGGGAAGAACTGCTGTGCCTGCGCAGCCATCGTATAGGCTTCGAGGAACATCTGGTTTTGATTGGCTATCCTCTGTGGATCACGGGAAGACACCTCGATCTGCACGGTGTAAGGCGGTGGATTCACCGCACCCTTGCCCTTCTTGCCGAAGAGCCTTGCACGATCAACACGGATCTCCCGTCTTCCACGGTTGCCTGTAATCATCATGACCCGTCCTTCATCATAGAACTGTGCCATCAGCCAGATGATCTGCTCAACCATCTGTTTGAAACCGAACTTCAACTGTTCAGTGCGCATTGAGGAAACCTTGCCGCCTGCTTGAATCAGAGAGTTGATGGCCTTGCCGCTTACAATGCCCCCTGTAGTTTCACCACGGGTGAACTGGTTTGCGCCGGAGTCGGCCTTCAGGTCGGACTCCATCATGGTCATCAGTTCTACGATGGTCCGGTTGAACGGGGGACTCTGCATCCAGTTCCAATCCACTCCCTGTTCTACACGGTCACCCTCGATAATATCGTTTTGCCAATCCGTCAGGGCTTCCTTATCAATGCCGCTCTCACGCCGTACAAGCATCCGTCCTTTAGAGGACATCCGGGCGTTCATGTCTGCATAAGCGGCGTACCTGTTGATATACCTCATCATCGTGACCAGTTCACGGACAAGGCCAAGACCGGGAAGGGAACCCTCACGGCTGTCATGGGTGTCGATCACGAACGGGTACATCCCGTGCATATATACATCGGTCTGGACATCCAGAAGGGCGTTGCCTGCGGCGTAGGCTACGTTAATCTTGTACCTATGGGACTTCGCATCGTAAGTCCTCCACCAATACTCGATCAATCTTGCCCTCTGCTCATCGTTCTCGTGTTCGGTGTCCAACTGGCCTTCGGTCTTCCCGGCATCGGAGTTCTCACCGTCATCCGCACCGACATACTTGCCTTCCTCGGGCCAATGCTCACGGAACCACGAAAGCGGATGCCACGAAACCTTCATGACCGCACGGCAATCCTGTACGTTATCCGCAAGGGGGTCCCACAGGAAAGACTCAAAAGGCCACCGGATTAACGCAATCTCGCCCTTTCCATAGTTCATGTCCGGGTCCCATGCGATCTGTGTGACCGCAGTGCCGGGAGCATAGAAGTCCTCACACCGCCGATAATGCAGATGTTCAAAGTCATTGGCGCAATAAACGACAAAATGCACCATGTCCTGAAGATCGTCAGCGGCAGCCTGCATATCATTTGTCTCAGGCAGGAGCTTCGCCTCCGGCATACTCAACATCTGGTCGGCTACTACATTATTGATTGTAGATTTCAGTGTCTGGAGCTGGAGGGTTTCCTTGCCGTTTTCCTCAACCGTCTGCGGATCGTCCTGCTCGGGGTCCTCCATGTGCAGGATCTTCCGGGCATCCATCGCCTCCTGATGGAACGGCTCGTTCTTCTGTTGGAAAATATCCAGACGGTCATAAATCAAATCGAGGAGTTTCTTGTCCTCCTCGTCCAAAGGCTGGTCCTCTACAAACGAACCATCCTCTTCAAACAATGTCGGGAAGTCCGGGTAATTATCTTTCATATTCTCACCTCACAAAAAAATAAAGGCACGGGAGTTGGAAACAGGAGGGTCTCCTTTCGTATTTTATTATGCACGTTGCCCCGTGCCTTTATTCATCCAACGGAGACCAAGGCTTGTAAACCTTGGGCGGTTTCTTCGATGCGGTTATCGGATGCTCCATGAGGAAGTACCTCGTTGCATCGTAATCGTGATCTTCCGCATCGGTATCCACATCCTCAACCTTCTTCTCGTCATAGGGAAGGTTGGGGACGGTTCTTAACCAATCCTTGCAGGAATTGAAGATATACATACCAGCAGTCCCGTCCTCATTGAAACGTAACCGTTCGTGTACCTCCATCTTGCCGGGGAGCCTTGACTTATCACACTTGGAGAAGATAACGCCCTTCTTCCTCCCGTAATACCCGGGAGCCATCTGGTCGGCAATCGAATCGCCACGGTCTTTATCAAAGATCGAGGTGTCGGCAACCCTCATTACCTTCAGGTTGTTCTCTGCCTCGAACTCCTCTCTCTCCAGTATGCCTTCCATGATCTGCACGGGAGTAATCTCAATACCCGTGTCTGCCTTGCCCTTCACGCAGCCGTACCACTCACGGTATAGATAGGCAATCCCTTTATGATCAATCGCCCACCACTGCACCGCAAACGGATCGGAATACCCGTAGTCGAAGGACATATATCTGGGCCATGACAGCGGAATATCGAAAGGCTCCACCACATGAGTCCACTTCGGGGGAACCAGCTCCCTCTTCTCGTCCCTCTCCATCGGCTTCGGCTCGTTCCGGAATTCCTTGAACACCTGACCCTCGAAGGAATCCCAATCGCCATTCAACAAGGCCCGTCTTAACGCTTCCGGTTTCTGTTCAAGCTCGAACACATAATCGTCCGTGATGTACGGGTTTTCTGTCGCCAGTGACGGGATGTACTGTGTCCTGATCTTCTTTGACTTATGCAGCGCCTCTGAATAAACCTCGTGTTCCATGATCTCCATGTACGGGCCTGCATCAACAAACATCGATTTGACCCACGAATGACCGATATTCCCCGGGTTACTCGCACTCCGTACAATCGGTACTACCCCCAGACTCTTCTTGGCACGAAGCCTCGTCTTAATGAAGTCGTAGATACTTTGTTCAAACGAAGTTAACTCATCAAAGTACAGGAACTGTATCTCCAAGCCTGCGTACTTAAATCTATCCGGCTCGTTCTCGCAGTGACGGAACAGGATCTTCGATCCGTTCTTTAAACGGAACTCGTGACGGCCTGCATTGTAAGTCGCCACTTCCTCCGGGTACGAGGCTTGGGCTTCCTTGATGTCAGTGTCTTCCAACTCACCATACGATCTACGAAATATAACCGCCGTGGTATTCGGATATGTCATACATCGGAAGAGCGCATCCATTACAAGCGCCTTGGTCTTTCCTCCCCCGGCAGCACCGCCGTAGAGGATCTCGTTTGCCTTGCTTGCGTGGAACATCGCTTGCTTCGGAGTTGGCTTGTAATTGATCGTAACCATAGAGTCACCTCAAAGCAGGAGAACTGTGAATCGAACACAGGTCTGCTGAGTCAAAGTCAGCCGTCCTTCCACTGAACGATTCCCCTGTAAATGGCCCTACGGAGGCTGTCTGGTACATCAAGAAAGGAGGAACTTTCACATGAAGAACCGTAGGGCCAAGTGGTATCAATCTTCCGGTACGCCAAGCTCGGGCATCCCCTCGACCTTGACTACAACCGTTCCGTCATCCATACCCGTTATCATCTGCTTCGAGTGCTGGAGGACATCATTCGCTGCTTTATTCGCTAACCACGGCTGATTACTGTCTATCTGCTCCGCAAGCTTATTAAACGCTCGCCCTACATGATGGATGCTCCATTCCTGCACAAGCGTTCGGTAATACTCTTGGAACTTCTCGTCCTTCCTTAAGTTCCGTAATCTCTTCTTCGCAGCATCAATCTGACCCTTGGTTTCTTTATCAGGCCACAGCTCACGAACCATTTGCTCATCGGTGAACCCTCTGAACATCATGTCCGCTGCATTGATCTGCCAGCCCTGTAAAAAACCGGGCCGCCTCGCTCTGTAATTTCCCATAAGCAATCTCCTTTCAAAAAACCCCCCGGGGTTCGGATTGGGGTGGTGCGGAGGACTAATATATATATCGATTGAAAAGTGGGGGTTCCCTAACCACGATTCGGCCCCCCGGCCCTTCGGGCCGACCACCCCTCCCCCGACTTCAGATAGTTGACGATACCGTAATCGTATTTTAGAGAGCTGCCCCTCTCCTATAATTTCCGTCTTGTACCTTGCTTCAGCCCTACTACTACATCTTGTGGTCAACTCTTCGCTAATCTACTGTTTAGCGAAGAGTTCGCTGTTACAGGGTTCGGTGGGATGGGGGGTAGGGGGGTCTCTCTCCCTTTTGTTGATGTATTCCCTCTCTCTTCTATCAGCTGGTTGCTTAAGTCACTGGGCCTCGTGGGTCGCTAAATCGTAGATTTAGCTACCCACGGCGGTGGGTGTACAATTTGGCTGAGCCGATCGGGAAGGCAGATCGGTGAAAACGAAAAACGAGAAAAGAAAGAGAGGTACACCACAATGACAACCACCAAGAAGACAACCACAACCAAGAGGACT